GTTGGAGCTGGGAGATCATTGTGATCGAACACAATATTATCACGGTCCAATTCGTCAGCCAAACCTTTATTACCCGATCTGACCAGTATTATTCTCTGGAACTCCTGAGGCTTCGGATGAATGCCGAGACCAAACAGCGTTGAAAAAATAGTTTTTAAAGGCATAGATGATGCCATCGGGTCGATAAGATCATTAGGAAGTCTCGGCTCCGCAGCGATCGTGTTATTGATTTTTTCATCGAGAGACTTTTTAATTGCTTCCATCTCATCTGATTTAACGACGATACCATCAGATTGTCTGTCATCGACATCGCTGGGGCTTACCGCTCCACCAAGCTCCTTCTCAATTTCTCCTTCTTTGCCGATCTTTGCAATCTTGTCGATCATAATATCGGTTACACCTTTTGCATCGGCAAGATCTGAAGAATAAAGAAGATGACCTTTCGACGCGGCCTTGCCCAAAATGTATGACGTGCGATCAGCTCCGATATAGACTTTCGATATGTCGAAGAATCTCGGGTAATCATTCCATGCAAACACCTGTGTTCCAGGGAGGATAACGTGTCCGGTCTCGATAGACCATTGCCTTGCCAGCTCCTGGGTAACTATCTCACGCATGTATTCTTTAAGATGTTTGCAATATTTTTCTCTGGTAGCGGCTTTTGCTTGACAAATGCTACAGCGATCATACTTGACTTTGCACCCCATTGATACACTTACTTGTTCTTGTTTGTCAAGAGCTGATACAATGTCCTGAGCGAGATTAATGTTGATGGCAACTACAAGTTCTACGCGATGGATCAAAGGATTCCAATGGGAGAATATGACTTCTCCGAAAGAATTGTTCGGGTCCTTATTAACGTGATGCTTATATAGTTTGGCGTAATATTCAAATGTTTTGTACCCATAATCATTAACCGTACCCATGTCGGTTCGAAGAGATTTGTGAATCAATCCCGATTCTGGAAAAGAGTCCCCATTTCGATTGCATCCCCAAACCTCATGAGAGCCGAGGGCGTTGATAACCACATAATAACGATCCTCTCTCCTTTTCATGTTCAGAATGACTTTCATCAGTTCTGGAGAATAGGTCCCCGAAGCGACCTTATTCATATGATATAAGGAATTGACCGGAATTATGTGCTGGCCATGTTCGTCGAAGGCATCGTATTCCACGTACTTAATCATTATGGTTTGTCCTACGCAAGTGGTTCGATAGCCATGGGTTGTTGATACATCGGCTCAGGACGCTGAACCGAATTAGCAATCTCAGCCAAGTAATTTTCCTGGCCAAGCATAATATCTCTTTTTCTTTGCTCGTTTATTAATGTATAGGCGGGAAGAACATTTTTTGCCAAAGCCCCGGCGCCAGCGACAGCGCCTATTGTTCCAAGAGTAAAGAAAGGATGCCGGCCGGCAAACTGAATGGTCTTAGAAAGCCCCCTCAGTACTCCAGCGGCAACCTTATAGTTTATTTCAGATGCCGATTTTTCCATCGACACTCTGAATGAGTGGATGGGGATCATTACATCCCTCCCCAACCAAACGATGTGTTTTCGGCCTCATTACTATCTCCAGTGTGTTCTCCCTTATCACCCTTCATTTCAGTAAGTGATTTGATTCCGCTCTTAAGAACATGGGGGAAGTAACCTTCTGAAGATTTTCCCTCTTGAATCGAAACCATATCTTGAACGAGTTTGTGATCCACTCCGCCAAACTGTACCATCTTATTGACGAGCGATCCGGCGACAAGAGGGTTCGCTGCAGCGTGCGGAGAGAATGATTTAACCACATCGAAATAATCACGAATTTTTGACTGATCCTCACCTGCGAGAGCAGGCGTTTTTTCAACAATCTGATCGTATGAGGTATTTATTTTGTTGCGTTCTGCAGCTGGATCAATAAACATTTCCTTGGCGACTGTTGCCGCTGCCGCAGTGGCAGCTAATCCCACACCAACTGGATTCACATATTTGATGGCTGGCTTAATTGCACCGGCTAAAGCATCTGCACCTTTTTGTGCGCCATTAGAAACAAGCTCATGTAATGGCTTGTTACTCAGATCGAAAGCAAAATTTTTTATAGATGATCTTGATGCCTTGTACGCATCTTGAAGGGCTTTGAAATTAACATCGATGAACCCGGCGTTCTTCTCGATAAGATTGAACTGATCTTGGGTGATCTCGCCTCTTGACAAGAGTGCCACAGCTGCTTCTTTTACAGTTTTCATCATCAATCTCCTTGATCAAAATTTATTGGTAGCGGTTTCTCTTTCGGAATCTATCCTTTTACTTCCTTCAAAATTCATTGAGCTAGCCCCGGGCAACTGAAGCTGTTGCTCCTGGCGCTGGGTGGATTGCAGCCTTGTCTTGTCTATATTTTCTTTGGTAGTGTCCTTGATGCCATTAAGGGTGGTTGCACCCATGATTAAAGGCATTATAGGAACTGCAATCTTTTCCATTGCTTTATAAAAAGAAGGTTTCCAGTTTTTCATCAGTGCATCCCCAGGTTGTGAACAGACTGTCTGTCTGAAGAACTCAATTCGTTTGGTTTTATGTCACCAGATAAAACATTGTTCCTAAGAAAGGTATCGTAATTTGTTGCTGACCTTGGCCTCTGTAATTCCTTGGCCCCCGCAGCTACCCCGGCAACACCAGCTCCGATTGCACCGCCCTTTGCCGCATAGCTAAAAACCTTGGTACCGATAGCATCAGTTTTTTTAGGGATATGAAAAATACCGCGTGGAATTTCTTTTGCCACATTGAACCCGGCTTTCAGAGTACCGCCAATTCCACTTTTGATTCCATTTTTAATTCCACTTGTTATTGCTCCGCCTACTCCCCCGCTTACTATGCTGGCTGCCGACGCATTCTTCTTCATATAATCTGTCGCAAAATCACCGGTCTCAATACCCTTGTTAAATGCGTACATTTCTGCCCTTCCAATACGCCTGAATTCTTGCTTAAGCTCTTCTTTGGACAGGTTACCTTTACGGTGCTCGTGAAGTATGTTATGAATATCCGGAGCGAAGAATCCGGACGATGCCCCAAGAGCAGTTCCCGCAGCAATGTTTGTCGCGGGGATCTTTCTGATGAATTTAGAAATACCGCCAGAAAGAGCCAGAGTAGATAAGCCACCGAGCCCAGCCATCAACATTCTCGTTTTAAAAGAATCGTCGACCTTGGAGTCAGCATTCACCGACGGGTGCAGCATGATCTTACGCTTGATATCAGACGTAAGATCGGTACCCTTATCTTTCATCTTATCGACCGTTTCTCCAAACATTATGCCATGACTTTCTTTATATATGAATTGAAAATATCAAGAGCACGACGAGCCGACTGCTCCATTTCATTAAACCCGGCGATCTTCTCGATCGAAAGAATGTATTCCTTAACCGGTCTGAAAAATTCTGCCCCATGATTTACTTTCAAGGAAGAAAGCTTGGTGAAATCTGTCCTGACCTTAAACCCATTCGATGTGAGACTTTTATCGATTTCGTCATACGCCTCAGCCACCTTCATGAATCGAGGTGCGCCGATTTCCTTTGCGAACACCGTGGCAAGCTTCGACATGTCACCAAGAGATTCGTCTTTGCCAACCAGGATCTTCGCGTCGTGGCCCATCTGATTGAACGCAGACTCGGCCGACTGCTCTTCTGAAACACGAAGAGACGCAACTTTATCGATGAAGTTTTTTATGGTATCCCGGTATTGAACAATCGTATTGAGGTTGCCGGTCTTTTCGACGTTAGAAGCCAGCTCTTCAGCCTGCTCCCCTTCATGCCCTTCGCCTTCTTTATCCTCTTCGTTCTTGAGCCCTTTTGATCGGTAGTCATTCGGAGGCGTATTGAGTTCGCTCATAGCTTTCTCGCTTTCCCTTACCATGGGTATTATGTTGGAAAAATCTACTATGTGAAAAGTTATGTTAGCCTTGTTGATCGACGGATCATTGAAGAGGGATAGATACACGTTTTGATTTGCTATCTCGCAAATCCTTTTAAGAACTTCTTCGTTTTCGATCTCGCCGTTCTGATACGCTTGAACCAAAGCCCCATTCATGTCTTTACCGGTTAAAAGATAATCCTCAGAGACACGGTGGGCGATATCTTTTATGTTTTGAATTATATCGTTCATTGCGAAATCCTCGACATATCAAGAGATGGTTTTGTCGCGACTACCCCAGCACCAAGGCCGACCGCACCGACAGTACCAACAGCCGCCGCAGTCTGGCTAAGATCTTTAGCATGCCGCCCGACGCCTTTTACAAATTTTTGGCCAGCATTCAATTCTGGTTTTATTTCTTTCGCCTTGAATAAAGCTTTGCCGGCATTTCCAATGAATCCGGCGTTCTTTTCAAGAGCGATCAATATCTTAAGTGTATTCATGGTTATTAAGAATATAACATTATTGTTTTGAACATTCAACGATTGTATTGAAATAGTATGTTTTTTAATATATCTTTAATTGTAACTCATTCAACGAAAGGGTGGCACACATGAGTGATCAAGAGTACAATTTTCAAAAAGATCTCGAGAATTCAATCCTCAACGCAGATCCAAAAATCGATCGAAAAGAACTTCTTATTGACATCTTCAAGTCATATGTGGCGAAGATGTTCGAATTCACACTCACAAAAAAAGGGCTTCCTTATGAAGCCTTGGTCGAAGTCAAAAACAATCTAATCTCCGAGTTTCGACGTGCGGAATTATCCGAGCGGCAAATGTCGGTTGAACAGTACGAAGCCCTCTTTGATTCCACTGTTCAGGAAATCCTGGCCTTCGCGGCATCACAGCATCAAGGCAGGGATTCGGTGTCCATGGGAAACCAATCGCTGCAAATCAATCCGGAAGCATATATAAATGAAGGCGGACTTTATGTGCCGCCTCATTTAGCTAGGCATTAAGTCTACCAGCAATCTTTTTAGCTATCGATGTGAAAAAGGCTTTCGATTCATCGGAAGCTTTTTTTACATGTTCAGGGAGACTTTTCTGATCCGGAGTGTGCTTCGACCATTTTTTCGCCATCTTTGGGTGGGTTGCGTACATCCACCGTTCTTGGGATTTTGACAAAAAGGGCATCCTTCCTCCTAGGTTTATAATTTCTTTTCAGTTTTTCACATAGAACAAAATATTCTGGATCGGTTAAAAATTCATACCAATCCCATTCATGACATTTGTTTCCGTAAAGATATGGTTGTTTTACAATAAGGAAATAATTTTATTATATCTGTTGAGGCCAATCCGCTTTTATATAATTTAATAATTTTGTTAATATCTTTTTTTATCATTTTTTTTGAAATACTTATTTTTTGACCTTTTGTTAAATCACTCTTCATTAGCACCCCCATTTAAGTATTGATTATAATTCCCACACAATATACCACAAGCAATCCTGCTGAACATCCATGCATGAAAGGCATCATCAGCGTGCGACGAATGATCAAAACGCTGGCTTCTTAGACGGTCGCTATATTCTGAAAATATACATGTTATATCACCAGAAAATTCTTTAAATTGTTCGTATTCAAAAAAATCAACCATATCTCTCTTTATTTCCATAAAGCAATCAACCATTACTTGTGTGCGATTTATGATGTAATGGCCCTTAATTTTATCCCATTTGATTTTACGGCTTTGGCTTCCATGTTCATACAATTCTGCGAATCTCATCGCCCCTAAAGCTTCAACCATCATAGCATTTGACGTTCTACCATCACCGGTATCTGCGATAACAAGTTTAGCCCCAAACTTTCTAATTATTTTTAACATATCACCCACCTGCCAAATAGCGTCACTCATCCTTCC